TCAAATTTATCACCAGCTCTTATATTATAAGGTTTTAAGCTTTTACCTTTTTTATATCCTCGAGCCTTTTCGAAGTTTTTTCTTGATATCTTTGTATCTTTTCTTCTCTTAAGCTTTTTTGCTAGATCTTTAATCTTTGTTCCGACAAACTTAGAACCTGCAATGCCTAGCTTAAGCTTACTCATCTCATTTTTTAAGTATACATTAAAGTTACAGAACCTGTGCTTGATAAAGTAGCGTGTACTGCTGTCTTAAATCTTATTCCACTTCCAGGCATATAAATATCTAAACCTTCTTGTTTAAAATGACCTTCAAATAAAATTTTACCACCAGATCCTACACTATCTCTAAGCACAAGAGATGCATCAGTTGCAAAAGCACCTGAGCCTTTTGCTTGTATATATGTAATTCTACATGGACCTAAATTTACAGAACCACCAGAAACAGTTTTTACTTGTCCGGTTGATGCAATCCTCGTACTACTTTGGTCACTTGTGAATGATCCTCCACCTGCCATAATATTCTCCTTTAGTTTGCGGCTCTCCGAAGAGAGCCACTAATTAATTATTATTGAGCATCAAAAGGTGTTGCGATTGTTCCGTTACCAAGCAACTGACCCTCTACAGCATATAAGTTAGCTGCGATTGCAGTAAATTTGATTCTTGAACCTTTTAGACCACCTGTTGTAGCGTTAGATCCTCCAGCTTCACCATTAAGATTAACTTCGTTATCATTAGTTTGAACCTGAAATTGTTTACCAGCTACTGACGCAGTAATACCTACTGTAGCAGCACCAACAAATTTATCAGCTGTGTTAGCAGTCTTGATAGTCCCCGTGAAATTATCAATAAAAAGAATTTCAAAAGTTGTTCCAATTGTGTTTGCGTTATTCGGATCACTTCCTGGTCCTGCAACAGCAGAATCAGCAGTTGAAATAATTGCTGGTAATGTTATCGCAGTAGGGGTTCCCGTTGGATCCATTGTTACTAATCTGCCAGCATGATTAGCTACGGTTAAGTCAGTTGCTAAAGTTTCAGCTTTGACTGCAGCAGGTCCTAAATTAATAAAACCATTTTTTGATCTGACTGGTCCGTCAAATGTTGTATTTGCCATAATATTCTCCTTGTATAGCGTTTTATTTTGTAGTCTCTATACCGTCTGCCTAGTCAGTCTACAAAATTATATTTTCTAGGTAATTTTATTATACATAAAAAAAGGGGCGATGTAAAACACCGCCCCTTAATAATTAACTTTTATAAGTATTTATTAACTAGTTGGTAAATTTCCGTTACCAAAAATACATCTTGGATCAGAGAATCCAAAAGAGTATCTTTCTCTAGCTTTAAATCTCATGTTACCTGTATCGAAGTCACCTTCCATAGCAGTTTTGATCGGTGATCTAACAAACATTTTTAATCCGTTTGGTATATCAGTTAACAAGAAGAATGAATCTGTGTCAGTTAAGAAGTTATTAACTACATAACCTTCAGGAACCATTCCCATGTTGTTGATCGCATTAATGTCATTGTCTGCAGTGCCGACTCTCATTGGAGATTTCATGATTCTTTCCGCAGTGAACTGTAGTTCTTTTGGAATAATCATTTTTCTTCCAGTAGAAGCTATTTTTAAGCCTCTTTCATCGACAAATGACCCAATGTCAATTAATGACTGCTCGAGTGAAGTTTCGTTAAGGTCTGCAGCGACTGAAAGAACATTTGAGAAAGTACCACCAGTTGCAAGTGGGTGAGAAGCATTAATTAATGATACTCCATCTCCACCTGTTACAGTTGTAACTTGCGCATTGTTCAATACGTTTGCAGCTTTAACTTGCTTCGTATTTGCCATAGATCTTGCAAGAGCTCTTGTGTATCTGCCCGCAAGTCTATCGTATAGGTTGTCTTCAATTGCTTCTTCAGTGATAGAAAATGCTAAAGCGATTGTTTCGTGGTTGTATCTTGCTGTGAAAGTTTCACCTGCTTGATCAAACACTACTCCAGCACCTTCTTGTTTAGTTGGTGCAGAAGCGAAACCGCTTAACATTACTTCCTCTTCGAAAGCTCTGTCAGATGTTTCAGTCGTATAAATTTCAGCATGCTGATTTTCATAACGACTATATTCCAGGCCGAATAAAGCATTCAAACCTGGCTCTAGTTCTTTGACTAGTTGTGCTCGTGATATTGCCATAGTATGTCTCCTTTATTACGCTATACCTGTACCACTTCTAAAGAAGTGATTGTTGATTCTAACAAGAACATTTGCATTAGCAGTTGACGTGTCAGAGTTATCTGGATCTTGCGAAATATCGATCGCTTGAATAGCGAAAGTAGTTGCTGTTCCAGAAACACTTACATCTAATTGCTGTTTAGATATTCCTGTTGTTGTAACACCAGTAGTGTTTGTAACAGAATAATTCTTATACAAATCTGCTCTTGTGAAAGCCTCATCAGCATCTATTAAAAATACTGCATCTGGATCGTCAATGACGAATGCAGTAATATCACTAGCAGCAATACCGCCAGGATAAAAATTACTGAATGTTGGCTTTTGAGTAGTTGGATCTGTATAGAAACATCCGTTAAAAACTCCAATAACAGCATCCGATGTATTAGGTCCGTGTCTTTGAATATTTCCAGTTCCTAATGGTTCAACCATTTCTCCTTGGAAAATCGCGTCACTGTATCCTGATGCAATCGTATATCTGTTTTGTGCTCCTACTAATGGTGTACCGTCTAGTTTTCTGTATGGTCTTAGACCAAACTTTTCTGTGACATTAGCCATTGTTGTTTCTCCTTATAGTTTATTAATCCAAGCTACATCGGGTAGGTAATGCAAAAAAATTACTTTTTACGACTACCACCAAAGGTAACTCTAGACTGTCTATTAATGTTAATAGGCATGTCCGGGTGTTGTTCCTTCATAAGATCTTGATCAATCGCGTCTGTTCTGTCTTGAGTTATTTTTCTAAAATACTCAGCACGACTTTTCAATATCTCCTCCGGTATCCTTGCCAACACAAGGCCACCAATTCCGATAAGACCAGCATGTTTTCCTTCATGGATAACAGGGTAATCATGTTCACCTATTTCACTTAAAAGTGTTTCAGATTTCAAAAATTCCCAACCTTCTCTAAGTTTTTTAGACACATTACCTGGATCTTCAAAACCATTAGTAGAAGTTCTTATCCACCTGTGGGCATAACCCATAGGTGCAGCTGGCGCATCCAAACTGGATGGTGGAGTCCAATCTTTCTTTCTAGAAAGTTTAGTTCTAGATTCAGACTCGCGTGAAGTTTTTATATTACTCATTTTATGCTCCTTCCTTCACGTATTTTGCGTATTCCTCTAGTGGCACCCCTAATTTCTTAGCGATAACTACCTGCGATTTGGTGAGTTTCACAGACTTGCGTCCACCTGATCTTCTACTCACAGAAGCTACGTTTTGGACGGGTGCAGCTTTTGTTTTTTCTTCTGTAGAAGTGGCAAATTTCTGAGGGAAATACTCCTTCATACGTTTGTTGATTTGATTATAGTATTCATCACTCTCCGCGTCAATTCCCTCCCCTAAAAGGTCTTCATGTATTCCCATAGCAGCAGATGTCAAAACTCTGTCACTTCCGAACCAATCATTATCAGAAGCCCATTCTTGAGCTTTTGTGCTTATTGATGGTTGAGGGGTTTCTACTGCAGTTTGAGCAGGTTGTGATTCAACTTCTTTTTTCTTTGTCTCTTTATCGGCAAGAGTCATTGAAACTTTTTCTTTTTCTACAGCTAATTTAGTAAGTTTATCCTGAGCTTCTAAAATAGCGTCTGTATCCTGAGAATCATAAGCAGTTTTAAGTTCAGATTTTGCTTTTGCACGCTCTGACTCTATTCTCGCATCATATTCTTTAAGATAATTAGTATCAGTTTCCTCAAATTTCTTTTCGACACTCTCATACTGATTTTTTAAACCTTTAGCATACTCAAGAGCTGCTTTCTCTCTTCGCTCAGCCTCTTTTGCTTGAAAGGTTAATTTTTTTATTCTTTTTTGAACTTTTTCAGAATAACCTTCTAAGTCGGCATATTCTGTATCTGTATCTTCATGTCTTTGTTCAAATTTAGGTTTTGTTTCTTTGGGTTCAACTTCTTCAGAAGCTTTGACTTCATCTAAAAGTTCTTTAGCGGTTTTACCACCCTCAGATACATCTACATAACCGAGATCTATATCTTGTTTTTTTTCAAAAGCTTCGTTAGAAACTTCTGGAGCTTCTACATTTATCGTTTCTTCGTTGACGCCATCAGTATCTATTTCTACTTCTGGACTTTTGTTTTGTTCAGCCATTTAATCCTCCTTAGTAATGGTGCAAAATATCATTCGGGTCTGTAATTGTAGAAATAACTTCATCGTCATTTAATACTCTTACTTCTCCTCCATCTATTTTGAATCTTGAACCTGCGTATCTACTAAAAATTATCCAATCATTTAGTTTGCACCAAGGTCCTTTTGGGAATTTATCTTTATCATGATAACAAAGATCTCCCATTTTAAGCACAAGACCACATACTGTTGTCATTTGTATGGTTTCCTGTGTTGTGTCAGATAAAAGAATCCCACCTTTAGTTTTTTTCGGGCCTGCAAAAGGCAGAACCAAAATTCTATAACCAGTTGGTGTTGGTAATTTATCTAATGTTGATTTATCGATCGCTTTAGGATCTAGGACTGTTTCTATTTCTTCTTTGGCTTTATAAGCGTCCAGAAGTGCTTCAGTCCGTTTCGGTGTCGCCGTGGACTTGTTCATCTTCATACTCCGTTGTTGTCAGCAGGTCTTTCAGATCCTGTTGCAGGTCTTCTAAAGACCTGATTTGACCCCTAACATATTGTAGTTTCTCTATGGTGTCAACACCATATATAGCGTTGTCCTTGAGACGTTGAAGATTAAGTTTAATTTTTTTTTGTACTAATGATATTGTATCTATGTCCATTACAATTGTCTCTGTAAACAAACTTTATTTTTGCCTGATTCAAATATTTGAAAATGCCAGTAACTCAATGCTTTTGCCACAACTTCCATATTAAAAAATTCTGTATCATCAAAAACAAATCTTGTTCCTTTTCTTGATTTATCTGCAAACCAAAGAGCCTCACGCAAAACATCTCTAGTCATATGTGGCCCATCAAAATGAACTAAATCAAAAACTTTACCTGCAGCATTAAACAAATTCATAAATTGTAAATCTGTTAAATGATAAAAATTAAAATCTTTTTCATGAGCTAAATCCTTTAACATTTGTATTCTCATCTTATCTGTATAATCTGCTGTTTCAGGTTCTTTATCATCGTAGTGTTGGTATTTTAAATTGTTATATGGATCTATACCAATATGTTCGTAAGGTATTTTACCGATTCTATCTCTAATACCCATCATTATAACTTTTGAGCCTAGTCCTTCTCTAACTCCTATTTCACAAGTTGTAACTGATTTAGGTTTTTCGTAAAATTCTAGAGTCCCGCACCATTTATTAAGAAGTTCGTATTCGGTTGAATCCCCTCTTATAGTCATGGGTATAATATATAAATTATTTATGATTTTGCAAATGTTTTAACATTTGTTGGTTTTCCACCAACACCTTGTGCAACTGCTCTTTTTCTTGTAACTGCAGATTTTCTCTGTCCCTCTGACATACGTCTAGCTTTAGCTAGTGGGACGCATTTTGGATACTTACGTTTTGCATCTGCCTTTTGTTTTGAACGACCACATTTTGCGAATGAACCATCTGCTCGTTTGCTTCCAATATCTACCCATTTTTGTTTAAACCATTTAGTTAGTCCGCCCTCTTTCATTTTACCAGCTGGCACACAATTGGGAACCATTTTGTTACCTTTTTTTTTCATTCCTTTTTGAACATAACCATCCCAACAAGTGCCTTGGCTATACCCACCTTTTTTAAATTTTTTTTTAAAAGTAATCCCTATACCATAAGAGGGTTTTGACTCTCCTTTAAAAACATAATCTTTACCTTTATAAGTGACTTTATCTCTTCCAGAACTTTTTTTATAATTTCCAGATACGGTTACTTTTGTATTTTTTTTATTATAAATATCGTATTCACCTTTTATTCCATAATTTCTAGATTCTTTTTGTACTTTTACAGGTCCTTGTTGATTTGTACCCTTAGTAATAGAAACATTAGGATAAAGCTTAAGCTTTCCTATATTAGACATTAGAAGACGCCTTTAAAATTTGTTCCTCTAATTGCAGCTCCACCACCTTTTGATA